GTTAGCTTGAACCAAGCCACAATACAGAAGTTTCCAGAGCCCCAATCAAAGTCAGTGTCTGTTGCTCTGGTCAGATAGTTACTTGCACTAAACCCGCTATAAGCCAGCAACTCACCACTCGCACCGTCTGCGGAGGCCGATGTTACAGTGCCGTTCTCAGTAAGCGTGTTGGCCTTGTAGCTACGATCAGCCGTTGCAGAGTTTGCAAGCCATGCGCCACGCACATCCCCGATCATGTAACCAGTGTTGTATGTGCGGTTTATAGCTGCGTTCATATGTGTTTGGAATGATGCTGCGGCGTCCCTTGGGCCATTCAGTTTGCCAATAGTCAAACCCGCAGCGGCTGCATACGCAATTTCACCTTGGCTACGGGCAGATATTCCGTTGTCTACACCTAAACCATAAACGCCGCCAGTAGTGGAGTTTGCAGCAGTTCCTGACCAGTTATCAGCAGTCATAGTTTCGATAAGCTGACTTTGGAAGGCTCTGTCACCAGATGTTCCGTCTGAGTAAACAACGTAGCCGTTAACTATAGCTGATCCGTAGTTTGCCGCAGCGGCTGTCACGCGATCCCAAACATTACCGTCATATTTGATAACACCGAAAGCTGCACCGCTACTCATATTATACCCGAAACAAGGCATGTTGCCGCCAGTGCGCGGATCAGAGGGCCAAGTGTCCCAAGTACCCGCACTTACATCTGTAACTGCATTGCTTCCTAAAGCCGGAGTTGTACTGGTAGACAGTGACCGGGGCCAGCCTACTGTGCGTTCAGCCCAGCTGCCGTCATGTGGGTCTATAATCGTTACCCCGTCTTCTGAACCGACAATGATGTAGCCCATAGAGGCCGCAATTCCTGTTGGCGTCGCTGCGCCAGTGATCGTAACCGATGCAAGGGCTGTACCACCAACAACATTTGAATCCGTCGCATCCCAAATTTCAACCGTACTGTCAGCCCCAGCGTCTTTCACTGTGGCGACCATAAGTTTTTTGACGACAGAAAGATTTTGTTTTTCGTCCCATTGTACGCCATCGCGGGCTGGACCAAAGATAACAGCATCAACATATGTGGCATCGGTATCAACCGCGCCACTGAAAGTACCTGTACCACCACCCTGGGCAATGTCTAATGCTTTACTCATTTTGGATTATCCGCCTTTACTTGTGCAATACGGGTGCGCCATGCATCAACATCATGGTAAATTTCATCTAGTTGATCGCCGACTAATCCGTAGGCGGCGATGCGTGTTTCATCGACTGTTGGTGCCGGCGTGTCGTCTTGCACCTTTGAGCAAGTCGGGTCAGCCTCAATATCCAATAGCATCTGGTCATAGTGGCGATTACCGGGGGCTACTGCCCACTGCATTTTCCCCCTGCTGAATTGAACTGTGATGCCATTTATCTTGTGTTCTATGTACATCCTATAGCTCCGCGTCTATTTCAATATAAGTGATACCAGCACCAGCGTTCCGGAATGTCTGCACCAATGCCCCGTTCCCTATCGTTAACCCTGATGTTGTAAATCGGGGATTACAGTTATCATGGGTTATGTACCAACAGTTGAAGGACGTACAATTATATCCACCACCTTGTTGCAGAACACGCATGTTTGTTATAGCTGAACATGTAACGGTTGGATTGGTACGTTTCCAAGCAAAGTTTAACTGCCCCTCTAGGTATGTACTGTGTTGAGCAGACCCATCTATCCAAAGCCTATAAAGACCCTCACTGTCAAACCGTTCGTAATACCGCTGACACTTAGCCAGCGTATCCCCATAACTCTCATGCTCAAAGCTGGTGGCTGCGCTGGCAACTTCCAGTTTGACGCCTGTCAGGTATACGTTGTTCGCCGTGTTATCCATCAGGTTCTGCTGGTTTGTCGTTGACCTCCAGCCACCGCCAGAAGTCCAAGTATCGGCAGTGTTTTCATAACCGTTAGATAACAGGGGGAAGCCGATGCTCAGTGCATAGGTATTATCATCAGGCAGTGCGCTACCAGAGGTTTGTGCGGGGAATGTCACAGTGAAGTACTCGGCAGTATTCGCCGCCGTGACTGTGAACTCCATAGGGCAGCCATAGTTGTTGTCGTTGTCCACCATGAAAACGACCTGTGTACCAGCCTTTGGCGACTGCCACCAAAACGAGATCGTAGTTTCTAAAGAGCCAGATGTGCCATGCAATAGATGCTGAACATCCTGCCCTTCAAACTTATATTGGATGCCCATGAAATCACTACCAGCCAACGAACTTTCGACTGTGGTGCAGTCCACTTTTAATGCAGATGGAAAACCCGCTGCGGCCATTAAAGCGGGTGATGCCTCGACAGTTGTAGTAGCGATTGCGTTTGTAGTTTCGACAAATATCTGCCAACGATCTGCTGCGGTGTACTCTGTAGAGGTTATACCTGTAACAGTCCCACGCTGGCTGACAGTCATGCCGCCGTTGATGATCAGGTTAGGGTTGTTACCCGTTGGCGCACTCGTTGCACCTGTACCGCCCTGTGCCTCTGACAATGGCGTAGTCAAACCAGTTAGACTTGTTATATCTGCATTGGCTCCATTAAGAGCATATTTTGCATCAACTTCGGTCTTGGTATAGGTATCTGCTTTCGCATATGAATTAGGGTTTGTGACTTCACCAAAGGAAAGAACTTCCAATTTCCAACCGGCGGTCATAGCCGCAAGACCAGTGAAACTTGTACCAGTTGTTGCTGTATAATCTTCGTCGTTTAGTTTAACACCGTTGAGTAAGACAAGATAATTGCCTTCGCCCACGGTATATGCAAGAGTATTGCCGTTGTCGTCTGCGCCAGATACTGAAGTTTGAGCCGCTGCCGCGGTGAATTCATAGAGAACAGCACCCTGATAGTTTTCCCACATTGCGCTAGGTATTGATTGAATGCCTAATCCCATTAGTAACCTCTAATTTTCTTTAAGCGCGAATTGGCTTCTTCTAATTGCGCTTTTAAATTTCTCAACCTGTCTCTTGACGACTGGTTGCTACCACGCTTTTCAATGCGGTCTTCAATAGCCCACACTTGGCGTTGAATCTGTTCAACAATAAGTGTTTGGGTACGAACATCAAGACCTACCAGTTGGAATTTTACTTCCTCAACTTCGGTATTCCATGCGACCCTAGGAATATCAAGCCCCATTGCGTCTGCACCAGCATAAGCACCACCGATAGCAGAGACTACGCCGAGAGAAATTGTGATATGTTTTAATGCGTCTATTATGTTCATATTACTATTTAGCTGCCACCCTTGAATAAATTGCTTATGGCATCAAAAAAGGTGAAACCGACAGAACCTATGAAAGTAATAGCCAGGATGATACCCGCCCATTTGTTTTTCATAGCGATCAACGAGTTTTGGTTATCAATTAGCTTGTCCATCTTGTCAGATAATGCATCAATATGGTCTTCGGTCTTTTGATGATAAGCAAGTTCGCGCTCCTCATGTTTTTCTTGACCTTCTTTTATATCATCAATACGGTTAAAAGCCGTCTTGATTCTTTCGTCGTATCTGGCTTGCTCGGTTTCTAGGTGACCGATTCGTTCGCCGAGGTAATCGTTAGCCATAGTTGTTGCTTTCTTCAGTCTGCCAGTTCGGCAGGCGTAAAGGCATCCATATCGTCGGTGTTATCCATAGCGTCAAGGGCTACTTCCGCAGCGATAGGCATATCCCGTAGGACTACCTTTTCCGCTGCGGAGTTGGCTTTGGTTCTGGTAGCACCAGGCTTACCAACAACCTTTTCCATAATTTCTTTGTCGATTTGTTCCAGTTTCGCGTTACGGACCCGGCGCAATTGTACCATTTTTTCTTCACGAACCTTAGGTAGACGCCAAGCATGGGTCTTCAATTCTTCTTCAGTGACCTCAACAGCCAATGTAGAAGCATCGGGTACGATAGCCGCGGCTGTTTCGTTGCCTTCTTGGTCGTAAGTGGCAGGAATTGTTGCAGCCTTGACTTTCTTAGCCAGGATACCAGAGACAGAGCCAGCGTCACCAACTACGGTTACTGAGCCGTCTGCGTTTACAATTTTCTCGTTCATTACTTTGTTTCCTCTTTAGTGTATTTATTCATTTACTCGCCTTCAAGTTCGCCAAACCATACGGCTGAATATGATTGAACATTCCTGGCAGCACCGGCGCCGTTATAGAAGGCTAATCTACATGAGGTATTTGTGCTTTCATCACTGCCGTCATAGTAATAACAAGTATCTGTCGTCCCGGCATCTGGTTGCATAGTAACCTGACACACATAAGGGATTTTATCCGCACCAGAAACCGATTCCTTAAAAGGTGTGGCAAATACTACATCAATGTGCCCAGTAGATACCCATGTTACACTCTCTATCCCATATGAACCGTTGATTGTGCTAGTTGAAATTGGTCCACCAATAAGCCAAGCCTTCGCCTTACTTAAATCAATACCTTCATGTTGAATACCAAGACCCCTGACAGTTTCAGCCAGTTCTCTAAAATCCTCGGCTGGCATATTGATTGAAGCATCGGTAGCACCAATTGCGTAATGACCCTCACCCCAAAGTTTTAGGTGTTCGAATGCGGTTGAAGCGCCATCTTCTACTGAATTTGTATAGACAAGCCCGTCCCAAATGCCTTTGTCGTCAGCCTGAACTACTGCGACCTTACCGGAAACCGGATCAACATCAACGTCAAGGACCGCATCGGTAGTACCGGACTGTAATAAAACCAAGGCCGCTGTATCAAACATGGGTTTCTCTGCCAAATACATATTGCGTATCAAGGCGGCAGATGGCGATACGCTTGAAACCCCGGCAAAGCGGCACATTGTTAATGTGGTAGAAGTGGCGGGGTTTGTTGACCCGTTAGCCAGTGATCCGATAGCAAAAGGCATATTACCGCTGTCAGACATAGAGCCTGTATTAGTAGTGTCAGAGGCTTCTAAAACGCCGTCAACGTACAAATAGCGTTCTGTGGATGACACGTTTACAAGGTCAGCTTTGTGCCAAGCACCATCATCAAATGTCTCTGTTGTGGCAAGTCCACTTGCAGACGCTGATGCGCCGTTGACTTGACAATCAATAACACCACTGGTCAAGAAACTGATATAACTCTCCACAGACCGAGCAGCATTACCAAAGCCGCAGAATACTTCGCCAGTAGAGTTGCCGGAAGACTTGAACCAGATAGCCATATGAAACGGGCCAGTGCCACAAACATCCCAATCTTCATCACTTGCGCGAGTATGGTTAATTGTTGAGCTATAACCATTATAGGCTTTAAGTTCTCCAGTAGCTCCGTCAGCGGATACCTCAGTAACACCTGCACCGTTATTAGTCAGCGTATTCGCGTAGGGACTAAGATCAGCCGTTGCTGAATTGCAAAGCCAAACTCCTCTGGTTGTGTGAAGCATGTAGCCAGAATTGGTTGCCCTAGTGATTGACGCAGAGGCTAATAGCTGGTTCTGCAATGAGCCTTGACCCATGCGACCAATAGTAAAATCAAGGCCACCAGTACCGCCTAGCGCACCAATCTTCTCTCCGATGGAAAAAGCATCAGCAGAGATACCTACACTATCAAGCCCACCGTTAGATGACAGATAACTATATGGTGGGTTGACACTTTGGTCCGCAGTAATTGTATCAATCGGTCCCGCTGCTCTGAACTGTGATGTAGAATATGCAGCGAACAGCATATCTTGGCCGATGGCGATAGCAGGAGAAGATGTTGCTGTTATCTGGATTACATCTTTAACTGTTCCATCGTTCTTAATAACAGAGGCTTGGAATGTCCCTGTCCCATACTTGACACCAAAGGTTGGGATTTGCCCTCCTGTATTACTATCAGTTGGACCACTGGAAAGCGTATTTGCTGCAACTCCAATCACATCGTTGTTGTTCAAATTAGGGGTGTCAGTTGAGTTTAATGATCGGGGCCAACCTGTTGTGGCTTCGGCCCAAGAACCAAAATGTGGGTGGATGATATGAATGCCATCCTCGGAACCCACAATGATATAGCCCATGCTGGCTGCAATGGAAGTCGGTGTTGCAGCACCAGTAATGGTTATTGCCGCCATAGCAGTACCACCGACAATCGTGCTATCTGTGTAATCCCAGATCTCAACGGTCGTATCTGCGCCTGCGTCCTTGATGGTCGCTACCATGATTTTCTTCACAGTAGACAGATTGAGTTTTTCATCCCATTGAACACCATCCCTCGCAGGACCAAAAATAACAGCGTCAACGTATGTACCATCAGTTTCAACAACACCAGAGAAAGCGGCTGAAGTCATGGCACCATTAGCAGATACAGCGCCTGTAAATGTTCCGGTTGTTCCTGCAACAGCGCCTGTAAATGTTCCGGTTGTTCCTGCAACAGCGCCTGTAAATGTTCCGGTTGTTCCTGATACGGCACCGGATGAAGTCACAGAGGTAGCGGTCACGGCTCCTAGATTAATAGGAACCGCTGTGTTCGCTGATAAGTCCTGAAGTTTGGTGCTTTCAAGAACGTCGGTATCAATTGTGTTAATTGCCATTTATCTTTTACCCTTTGGGATATTTAGTCTTCACGGCTTCAACATGGTCGACCCATGTAGTTGTGCCGTTGATAGAGTCGTGGTATTGCATATCTAGTTGGTCTGTGATTGAAGCGTATTCAGCAGTCCGGTTATCCGCATAGGTGACTTCGGGTGTTGTATCAACCACTGTAATTACAGCGTCACCAGATTCTACTTCTTCTAACATGCAGAGATACCATTTGGTGGCTGTATCTGTGAAAGTTGTTTTCAATTCGTCGTCGTAGAAAGATTCTACATTACCATGAATCGTGTGAATATATTCTTTCATTTTACATTTCTGCCTTTATCACCATTACGGACGCGCTTGCCGTCGATTGAAGTATTGCCGGGCGGTATTGCGTGGTACCACTAGCATGTGTTACAGCCAAAGCCCCATACACAATATCAGTATCCGCGTTCGAAGAAATACTGAGGGCTGATCCTACTCTCCCTGTCAACGTATCGGCCGAATACCAATGAGCGGCGGTATAGTCACCGAGCGTCGGCGCGGCTCTCATAGGAACAGGGAAACGGACGGTCATTCTTGTGATAGTCGCCGTTTCTGATATACCATGAGCAAAGGATTTAAAACCACCGGTCGGAACAAGAACATATTGATATCTAAGGCATTTCAAATAATTTTCGTTATATGTTTCATGGACAAAATCCGTGGCCGAGGAGCCAGCTTCAAATTTAGCATTTGTAAAACCAATATAGTTGTTGGTGGCATCCATCAAATTATCAGCGCCTGTTGTTGTGTAATGGTCAGTGGTGCCCCATGAGCCGCCGGCATCAGTCCGGGTACTTCCGCCGTATAATCCAACGCTTACCCACAAAGCATCTTCGTAAAGTTCTCTATCAAAACCTGGGTTTGCATCTGCCGGAATAGATATCGAAACTCTTTGCCATGTATCGGCCGAAGTGATCGTTACTTCTTCCCAATAACTGTATAGGTTGCCAACATCAACTTGCGTTCTCACTTGCAATGCCAGTGTGGCGGGAAACGTGATAGAACTTGCCCCATCGGCATGGAAAATTATATCCATTGATAGCGTTGTTGCTTCGATACCTGTCGTATTATTTACTACTGACAGACAATTTTGCGTTTCAATTTTCTGGACAATCTTGAAACCTTCTGTGGAACCAGGCGAGGCGTCTGCGGTTGTTACAAGTAATTTATGCCATGGATATAATGCTTCCACACCGCCGTCAACTTCCTGGGATGAAGTAACACGCGCGGTCATAGTCCCTGCGCTTCGCTGTTGCCATTGATCACAGGCCCCAATAGCATTATTGGTAGCGCCGAAAGAAGTCTGGTCACCCAATTGAGCCACTTCCATTCCACCATTAATTAGCATGTTAGGATTACCACCACTAGCGCCTGCTGTCGCTCTGAAATCGCTATAGGTACTCATATCTTAAACCTCCGTCAACAGCCAGCCCTGCGTAGTGTTGAAATACACTAGCGAGAAAGCGGCTCGTTCTGTGGAAACTGTCATATCGGTATTTGATCCTTGAATAGAAATGCTGTTAGCGTCACGCGCCACAGTAATGTTATTTGTGTCTGCGGTTCCTTGCGTGTCGATAATACGAACCCAATCACCTTGTGTTGGTGTTACAGGCAAGGTCATTGTCACGGCACCACCAGTTGTCGAAACGAAGTATCTACCACCGGCGACCATCGTTGTGTTTGACGTTGCTGTGTTCCATGTTGTATCGGTCTTGGCGAAGGTAACGGCGTCGTTTGCAATCTTGATTGTCGAAACTGCGTTGTTTGCAATCTTGACTGTTGAAACTGCGCTGTCTGCGATCTTGACTGTTGAAACTGCGCTTGCAGATAGTTTAGCCGTGGTCACCGATTGGTCTGCGACAACAGCCACATTAGAAGTAAATCCGGTACTACGAATAACAACAGGTACACCGTTCGCTGGTGAAGCGTTCAAGGTGATTGTGTTACCAGAAGCGGTATAGTTCAATTCTGAATCTTGAACAACACCACCAACCATAACAAATACGCCGTCTGAGTTTGCGGGTGAAGTTGTTACCGTAAAGGAGTTAGCGGTACCGTTTGCTGTCCATCTATGAGACTTCCATAGTTTGGCATTCACGGCTATTTTCTCAAACGTCACAGAACCAGTCTGAAGTTTTGATGTTCCTATGGTATCGTCTGCGGCTGTGACGGTCACATCAGCCGATGATAGACTAATGGTGTAAATCTGTGAGAGGTTGCTAGGCGCGGAAGTGAAGGTTACTGTATTGCCGTTGACTGAATAATTTGTCACCGGTGTTTGAATCGCGCCGCCTACCCATACCATAAGGGATGAAGTGTTAGGAGGGCTTGTTGTTACAGTAAATTCGGTACAAGCACCAGTGCCTGTAAATTCGTCGTGATCGAGAGAAGCGCCACCGGCTGAACTTTCAGCCCATGATAAGGTACCAGCGCCATCTGTTGTCAGAGCATATCCGGCTGTTCCGCCGTCGATGTGCAGGCTGGCAACGCTACCGAAGTTTATATTAGCCGATTCAAAGACCGTGTTTGCGCCAGTCCATGTTGTGTTGGCTGCGATTGAATGAGAATGGTCAAATTGGTTGTTGGATTATCACATTTGATGTGGCAACAAAATCAGTGTTTCCATCAAAGCTGGCGGAAACAGCAATGGTCAGATTGTTGGAACTCGAAGTGTTTGTGGTAAACGTGTTTACGTGTGCGCCAGCAACATGAAGGTAGTTGTCTTGACCTTGGGTAATGTCATTGATCTTCGTCGCAGTGAGGTTATAATTCGAAACCCACTCTGCGAAAGTATTTTGCACATATACGTTAGATAGAAGCGCCATTACTTACTTTCCTTCTCAAGCAACATATGGAGCATTGCTTTTATTTCCGACATTTCTGTCTTTAGAGTATTTATATCAGAGGCAGCCTGTTGGCGTGATAAACGACCAGCTTTATATGATTCAAGTGAAGCCAAATCTGTTGAAAGAATGGCTCCTGAATCCATATCACGGACTTTATATTTGGTGTCTTCTACATGTGCAAAATTTCTCATACGTTACACCTGTATAGCCAGCGTTCTTAGATCTTTGATACGTGGTACTTGTGAAGTATCAGAACTTAGCAGAACGACCTTGATTGCGAATGTAAGGTAACCGGTATATGTGATAGAGTCGGCTACATATTGCACTTCGCTACTACTACCCGTTAGGTTAGCCGTAGGAATGGCATATTCAAATTCTTTCCAATCACTTTTCAATTCACTATCAGATACGGTAGTTGTTGAGGTGACCTGAGTCATTTCAACCCATGCTTTGTCTTTGAAAGCACCACCGTCTTCACCGTTCTGGATCTTGTAATACACTTCAATGGTCGCAAGGGCTGGATTATATGCTGTCAGATAAACTTTCATATCTTCTGCATCTTGCCCATCATCAAGAGTGATTTGACGAGAGATATATTTAGCCAGTGCGGAACCAGCGGCTCCTGTTTCACCCGTTGATACGTTGTTGATTTTGTTTTCAACAGATATATTAGAGATACGCTTGGTATCAATTGCAGGTGATAGAACGTTGGTCGTTGTTGTCAGTGTACCCGTCAATTGATATGACTTTGTGCCACTTTCAGCCGTTTGACCAAGAATACGTTTTTCAGCCGTCAAGTCATAATTCTCATTGACTTCAATAGCCGTACCAGTTACATCAATAACGTCTGAAGTATTGGTGGTTTTGATACTCCATGTGGTTTCTGTACCGTTGAATTTCAATGCTTGAATCTGTGGGTTCATGGTATCAAGAACGATATTATCCATCGCGGTGATCAATACATCCTTCCCTGAAGTTTGACCCCTGAGATTTTCACCGACAATGAAATCACCCGATACAGCAACCGAAGGTGTTGAACCAAGATGAAGTTTGATATCAGCCGAATCGTTCGGGTCGTAATACTTGATAACGCCCTGTGGTGTTGATTGGCTTGAAACGTCAAATATACCACCGAGGCTGGTTGTAATGTTTTCGGTGCTACTGAATTTGGTACCGGTTGGTACATCCTTGACGCTAATTATGTATGGTCCGGCTCCTGATACGGCAGTGATTGTACCGTTAGCGCCAGAGGTAGCGCCAGTCACAACATCACCAACGTTAGCAACGCCAGCAGTATATGTCACGGTAATTTTTGGTTCACCATGAATAACTTCGCCGACGTTCACCGTATTAGCGGCTGACAATTGGAAAAATTCGGATGCTTCGTTTGTAAGCCTTACGCTGCCTGTTGCAGTTTCATCAAACGCCGCACGGTGAATTGTGAACTTGAGATCTTCAGATTGGTGCTGAGTCCATGTTCTGTCGTTAGCCGAAGTGAACAGTACACCCGCGGCTGGTTGCTTTGTGATACGAATTGTGGTATCAAAGATATCGAATTCGCCAAGCTCTGATACCCAAACATTATAGTCGGGTGAGTTACCAGCTGGCTTCAGTACCATCACGTATTCTTGTTCGCTGCGGAGATAAACAGGGCTGTCAAAATGGAACGGTGTAACCTTCGCTGCGGTAGTTGAAATATTGATCGCGGCTGGGTACAACGTCTTAGAGCCGAATGGTACGACCTTAGGACCAGGGAGACCGTTTATCATTTCACGAATTTCGATCGTGATTGGTAGTGTGGTCGATTTGGTCTGGAAATAGATATCAATCTTAGATACAAAGAGACCGCCGGGTTGACGAACATAGAATGATTGAGCGAGTGGGTCAGGTGGACCATTGCCGGGACCGTCAAAACCTGTGGCGTCCCTATTAAATCTATTGATAGCGTTCTGCTGTTCTACATTGACAACGGTAACATTGGTTGTAGCTCGGGTAACATTGGTTACGTTGCTAACATTGGTTACGTTAGTAACAGTGGCCGCAGGCGTTCTGCCCACAAAGCGTTCACCCGATGTTGTTACAACAGAAACGTCGGACGTTCTGCGAGTATCGCCGACCGTGCCTATCGAAACATCAGGTGTTCTTGTAGAAATAATCGTGTCTTCGGTTGTTTGAAGAAGACCTGTTGCGTTATAGTTCGCAACGGCGGATGTTGAAACGTCACTGTCCACATTAAGCGGGCTGTCTGTAAGTTTCAGAGATTTCAAACCTGTGCGGAATTGAAGTGTGCTATCGTTAGGAATACGGAACACCATCAACAGTTGCCCGTTGGCGTCTGTGACCATACTTGAACCGTAAGACGGTGCAGTCAATAAGGCTTCGGTAAAGGCTGAAACACTAGCACAGTAGGCACTTACATCTTCATCATCAAAGAAGGCATAGACACGGGTGTTAGGTTTTAGGCTTTCGGCTGTTACCTGAATGACGCGAGAACGCATAAACGGAATAACAGAAACGTCAACAACTTTAGGACCGATACTCTGTGTCTGAGTACCAGGACGCACGTTTAACTGAATACCAGTACGAGACTGGCGCTGTGTTGTCGTCGTTGTTCTTGTTGTTTCTGTACGACCAAAGATAGATCCTTGACCGCCACCGGCGAATGTAATACGGTTAACACCAACGTCGGCTGTTTCAGAAGAAGTAGAAGAACCCGTCCAGTTAGTTTGCCAATCGTTCCATTGCGTACCCCAGGCGTTTGAGAGAGTTTCCCATGCGTCCATGTTGCCATCGAAGTTTACTTGAACGTCAGGCTTCTGTGAAGTATCGGTCCAGTTATCTTGGTCAGGATTGAGAGTCATTGTACCAACCCAATGGAACAATAGTTCGCCAACTGCGTTGCGTGTCTTAGACGCGAACGGCTGGTGAACTTGAACAGAGTGGGTGTATGGTAGGGTCAATAGTTCGCCATCAGTAGGCAATTGAATTGCTGTCACTGTGGCTGTTGCGCCAGACGAATCGCCTGTTGCTGTAGTCGAGACTGCCCATGTGCCGGAAGTAATTTCAATATATAAGCGGTCAGTGTTGTCGTGAACAATTTTACCCTGGGCTGTTGCTGCGCCGAGGTTCGCACCCTGATAAACATCTTCACGTATGGTGAAAGTGCCCGCAATAGGTGTTACATCAAGACGGGCATCATTAGGCTGAAGCACGATATTGGTCGAGTTGCTTGAGTCATAATCGAGTTCGTTGTTGTATAAAGAAAACTGAGGTCTTGCAGATTGTTCTTTCTCGTCTATTGCGATTTTGTAATCTGTGTTGGTTACATCACCTTGACCATGCCCAGTAAATGGGTCTACGAACATACCATTCTTGAATCTGTCTACGCCAGAACCATCAAGAATTTGAAGTTCGCCAGTATCTTTTTCCAGTAGTGATAGAGAGGTGTAATATTCAAGGTTGTTGATACGCTGTTCAAGAACAGAAATATCTTTCATTGTGAAACGTCTGTTATCCATTTGACGAATGGTAGACGATAGTTCTGATCTACCAATGTCACGGGCCACGTTAGGAGCCAGTGAAGGATAAGGTGGAATAGTAACAACAGCCAGAGACATAGCGGAGTCAATATCTTCCGGTGTCTTAGGCGTTAATGATGGTGCGCCTTTAAGGACTTTGAATGTTCCCTCAAGGTCAAGAACAACTTTGTCTTTACGACCAAGATAATACTCAAGGTCAAATGTCATGTTCTCGTTCGGTGCTGACATATGCACACCAGCAGAAGTAACCTGAAATACGGATGAATTGGCTGGGTTCGTTGTTACAGTGCCAAATGTTGTTGTGCTTATGGCTGTGTTGGCGCGGAACGGTCGTATATCAATGGAATCCCTCAAATCAAACTGAGCACCAGTTGTTGGTGAAGTGAAGATAGGAATTTCTTTGGTCGTGATTGCGGTCGTGTCAGCCGTGTTCGCATCATTGATAGGATACGAGTCAACGGAAAGGTAACCGATACCCGATGAGGTATCATGGGTGAAGTGATCCAATTTGATAAGGATATAGTCACCGGAGGTGATTGTCAGAGTCGATGATGCTTTTTGTTCAAGCAAGGCATGGTCATAATAGTTATCTTTTTGGCCCGTGTCTAATTCGAAATGCGTAGTAACGTCTGTACCTTCACCGACCGCAGTAAAGGCTGTTGCTTTCTTACGGACTTCAGTGATTTGGTAAACATCAGATAGGCCTAGACCCCAAGGACCAGCAGTTGTTTCGCTGTGGGTGTCGGTGCGGATCATGACATAACGAGCCTGGTTGCTTGTCTTAGCAATCTCTTGACCGTCAGTCTTTTGAAGTTTCGCTTGGACAGATACCGTAGATGTTCCGGTCAAAGTTTGTAGTACAGTGAACGCCGAACTGGGTGACGAACCGACAATTCCTCGGGTTCCACCTGTAGTGACGCCTGACATATCAAGGATGGTTCCAGATTCTAGCCACTTTGTATATGTGTTAGAAGAAAGGTTACCAGGTGCTGTTGTAATAGTCAAAGAAGTTTGGGTTGGGATACCATCAATGATATATGGACCGTTTCCACCAAGCTTGATTTGGTCACCAACATCAAATTCAGTTTGGAAAGCAGTGCCTATACCAGTCACGGTGCTTGTTGTCAATGATGCTGTACCAGTCAGAGCGGTTGTCTCTGCGTTGCTTTTCATTGACACAACGAAACCATCTAGTTTTTGTGTGGCGTTCAAGGCGCCTGTTGCGGCATACACCTCATCGGCTTCACCAGTTGCAACAGCAAATGTGCCGTCTGTCGCCATCGTTACTTCAAAGTCTTTAAGGAATTGGAAGGTGTTATCGATCGAGCCAGTTGAGTCACGCAGGCGTTTTGTGTAACTTTGTGGAATGGCAAAGACGCTGGTATTGAAACCAGTTTCTTTCAAGACAGCCAAGGATGATTCCAAAACGGGATCACCGAAAGCATCTGCACCCGAGGAGTTGTCCAGATATATACTTCTCACGGCGCCAAATGTGCCAGAAGTCATCTGAATATCAAAGAGATATAAACGATAAACACAAGCCGCATCACCAGGGTCACCTGATTCGTAAACTACAGCCCGGATGTAAGCAGTACCTACTTCAGAGCCAGGAGCCGCTGTAATACCGTATGTACCAGATGTAACAGAATCTGCCGCTGTGTCTCTCAAGGAAACGGAAGGGATACCATCAGTATTCCAGATACCCGACATTTCATTGACAAGAACATAGTTACCATAGTTGGCTGGAATTGGTTGTGCTTCAACCTCAAGAGCATCGGTGCCCTTATCAGTTTCAAGATAGGTAGTTACCAGAGTTTCGTATTCAAAGCCGTGTACGAATGCTTTACCGGCTTCAACACCGATGGCTAATTTGTTTACGTCACCAGAGTTAGCCAGTGTTAGATAACCAAGGTTTGTGCCATCATTCAAGTGTTCACGAACACGAATTGGCATTGGTTGTACGGTGTAGTTGCCCGACTCGTCAAATGTACGACGAGCGAATTCTTTGCGTAGTTCCGCATATTGAGTACGGTCACCACGGGCTTTCACAACACCAGCATCAATCTGCATCAATTCATAGAAGTCGGTAAGGTCGGTTGTGTTCAAAGATTTCGTAGCCAGTGTGGCTACCATCTTGAAACGGTCAGCACCAGGGGCCGCAAAGTTGAATGAACCCTGTGCAGGATCTAACAGAGTGGCGTCTGAGGTAGAATCTACGGTAGATTCCGTAATTGTGTAACCGATTTTGTATGACGGTGTCGGTGTGTATTTGTCGAGGGTAACAGTCTGCTTAGAAACACGAATGAAGTTTCCTTTGGCATAGATGATACCGGCGTCAATAGTAACAGCCGAACCAAGACCAGCCTGTGTTGTTGTGTTTACGACGTTGGCGTTTAGACCTGAGTTAGAGGTCAATACTTCATTAGCCGAAAATAGTTGTGAGGTATTGTTAGAACCAGAAGAGGTATATTTGACGAACAGAGTATTGTATTCAGGTGCACCAACTTCTGTACCTGCAGCATAACCAACAACTTGTGCGGTTACACCACTTGTATTACCAGTGATTGTCGTACCATCGAATAAAGAAGCATCAACAGTACCGCCGCCGTGGTTATCATCGCGCAAATGAACGTAGTTGTATTCGAGGTCGAGTGATAGTTCACAACCAGCAACAATCGTGCCTTCTTTAAAAACGTGGGTACCATGCTTCGCAATCTGGTCCTGTAGATAGGATTGAATCTGCGTTAGTTCACGGGCTTGTACCGCGAAACCTGGACGGAACAGAATTCGATGAAAATCGTTGTCTTCATCAAAATCGTCGTAGTACGGGTCCACATTTAAGTCGGTGGTTAAAGTCATTCGCTATACTTTCGTGTCTTCATTCATGTATATTTATAATACTTGGACAAAATAGCCTTTGTATTGTTTTAGTTTACCACTGGCAACCGAGGACATATTACCAGCATGTAGATTATTTTCTTTACAATATTTCGACATATTCTCTATTATTTCTTCTGTACCATCGGGGTGTGTGAGTAACCATTTTTTAGTGTTCCTCACGATACCCATTTTACTTTCGCTTAATTTCTTCTTCGATATTGCTGACATAGGAACACCTTTGTTTGGCGCAGTTCTTCCTGTAGCCTTTTCACTCATTTTCTTCTTTGTTTCATCACTATGTTTTTTACCGTATAGTGGATGATTAATACCAGCGGTTTTACCCCTACGGTTTCGCCTCATCTTCTCTATGGCTTCGGCACTATGTTTCCTACCGAACATTGGATTTAAATCACCAGAACGGTCTTTACCCCTCCAATGATTATTATCACTCATTTTCTTCTTTGTTTCATCACTATGTATGAATAGTCCAGAACCACCTTTATTCATGTTATAGCCATTATCAAAACTGTCGTATTTTTCAACATAAAACTTTTCCAGCGCGGTCGCTTCTTCAATAGTTTCTACCGAATCAATTTCTTCTATGGAGAAATTATGGGTCCCTAAAGAAATCATTGCCTCATGTAAATCATAACCACTTTTCTTATGTTCATCAAAGCGCCCCTCAATTGTATTCTTAGTAAGCCCGATATAGTTCTTGTCGTTTTTAATGTTCGTTATTCTGTAAATATGATACATGATAATTCCTTTGTTGTATCATGTATTTATAAGAATTTAGAATTGTATAACGCTTTTGACATCAAAAACGGATTACGAGCTTCACATCCTCGATCTGGTCAGCCGCACGACTAACAGGTGACCGATGTTCAACGTACATAATATCGCCTGAGAAATCTAACAGAGGTCCGTTGTTCGCAACAGAAACCGTTGCTGTCGCACCAGAGTCTGTACCGGTAAGGGTCTCTGCTACTGTAAATAGCCCATCAGTTTGTGTCGCATTGACCAGTGTCGTATTCGCTTGAACCACATAGCCTGTGGTGGTCGATGTTCCACCTGTTACGATTTCATCATTTGTGAATGTACCGGAGATACCAGTAATAGTCAAAGCAGTTGATTGGTCGTATGATGAGGCTGTTGCAGAAGAACCGTTAGCCAGTAGTGGGTCGCGCAACAAACCAATAACTCGGAAGTCATTACCTGTTGTGAATGTACCTGATTCACCCTTATCGAATTTGGTGTTCAAGAGAACATTGTAACCCATCAATTCTTGAGCGGCATCAGCACCGTGACCGCTTGGTGGTCCAACATATGCAGAACCAGTCACACCAGATACACCGTTGCCTGTTACAGCCACAGTTGCTGTTGTGTAACTAGAACCAACCGCAGTAACCGTCATTGAATAGACAGTATTCGAGGTCACGTTCATTGAAGCAATAGCCGTCGCTAATGTACCATCGCCAGATATAGCGACAGTAGGTGCGATAGAATAAGTTGAGGTGCCATCCAATAGAGTGGTGAAAGCAGTACCCACGACCACAGTTTTTGATGAACCTGTATAGCCTGAAATTGTTCGTTGCTGACCAACACCTGTTCCGCCCGTCACATATAGGGTATTGGTGTTGTATAGATTATCGACCGGGCTTGCTCCGGCATCAATGACCATCTGTGTTGTGTTAGCAACAGAGACCAATGTACCAGTATTGTAATTATCGAATTGTGTTCCACCGTTTGTAACTTCAACAACCTCAATAGAACCGTTCACAGCAGCCGCTTGCACATCCCATTGGGTCGTACCGTCGTCGCTTGAAAGAGTCTTTACAGGTATATAATCCTCTGTCAAAAACTTCACAGCATCAGCAGCCGTCAGGGTATACATGAATTTCCAGATATAACCATCAGCCGTTGTTATCGCTGTTGTGCTTGTGCCAGTTGGCTTTGTGGTTGACGTTGCACCGTTGTCATTGAACAGGCATTTATAGACATTGAAATCTTCAGTAAGAACAAAGAAATCAGCCGTATTCAAGTCAGCCGTATGCGAGTATTCGGTATATACGGTACCTGTTGTCCAATCAACACGACGGGCTACAAGAGAGAGGTCAGTAGATTGAACTCGCTTGGCGCTCATCATATCGCGCCAGTGTTCAAACTCGGTGTTTGCTGTTGCGTCGATAGGAGTTGGTGGGTTGTTGTCGTCAGTCCATGACCGTGTGCGCCCTATAAACATATAGAGATATGAAGGCGCCGCTTCGCCAAGGGCTTCCTTGAACTGGTCGGCGTTATAGACTCTAAATTTAGAGGTGACTAATGATGGCATGGTTTGTTACCTTATTCGTTTAGCAATTCAGGACTGTCTGTGCCTGTTTCTTCTGTCTGTGTTTCGGTTGACCCGCGCTTAGCCAATTCATTGTTGATAGCGTTGGAAACGTCAACGTATGCTGGTACTTCTGCACCCTTGAGGTCAACACGACCTAGAAAGACTGCGGTGTTTTTTAGTTGTTCGTCTGTAAACATCAATTGATTCCTTTTCATAATGTTTGGTCGTTGTATTTATAAGCGTTATACGGCTACAATCGTTCTATCACTTACCCGACGCCAATTGGTGCCATCAGAGAAAGCCATTGTTGCACCACCGGCATCGTCGGTGACATATATCAACCCCGCAGCAACAGCCGCAGATGGTACTGTACCCACTGTATATGAGGTGACAAAAACAATATCACCTGTGATATTACCAGTCGTCACGATATTCTGAGTACCCGAAGCGCGGAGTAACGGCACACCACCGAGGGTCACGCCGTCATGAACAACAGCCGTGATCTTCGTTGTATCAACGGTAATTTCACCAGATGCACCTGTAAAGGTAGAATGCTGTCCAGTAGTACCGCGTCTGAATTTTGTCTCTGTTGCCATTGAATATTATCTCCGAATATCTTTCTTCTATTTATAAGTCTTAGACTGTACCGTAATATGAATTCGATGTTACAACCGAAACGATAAGGCCATAATCGCTGTTCGCTGTGATTGACTGAGTAATCAAGTTTCAATCAATCTGGGTATCACCAGGTAAGTCACGATAAGTCACGATAATCATTGTAGACCATAGGTGCTTGTGTCAGTGAACCCCAATCAAGTGACAGGGTAGACACAACAGCAACAGAACCCCAATCCAATGCGCTTTCATTGGTCAATATAGCAGAGCGTTTGTGAACTGTACCAGCCGCAAGAATACCCGAATAGACGTTGTTTACATCAATGAAGGTATCGCCACCGATAGCATCAACAAGGAAGCCTTGGTCTGGATTTGTTTCTGTTGGGTCAACAACAATAATGAAGTCACCGATTTCAAGTTCTGTTGTGAACAGAGTACCTGTACCGATGAACGACGAACCGTTACCGATCTCACTAATAGGAATACTGGCGTACAATGAGATAAGGTCAGATTCATAGAATTCAATGGTCGAGTTACCAGATGGTGTCACGGTTCCTGTAAGCGTTGACGAGCTGGTTGTCTCTGTTACGCCATATTGAGGTACATCATAAGGAGTTGACCACGTATCGGCTTCAACCGTGATTGTAATTTCACTGTTAGCAAATAGGTTGTTCGCAATCAAGTCTGAGATCGCAACCATTTCTGGCTCAAGGTTATTGGTTAGTTCCAGAGTCGTTGTAGACGAGAGGTCAAGGTCGTCAATAAAGGCAATCTGCCCAAACATCGCTGTACCTGAAGGGTGGACAATGCGCTGCAATATGTCTCGGTAGCGTTCGACATACTGTGTCGTTTTCAGAACATATGAATATTCCTGGTAATAGTAGTTATCCTGTAGGTACTTGTTAGATGATAGAAAGCCATCAGTACCCACGAACAAACCATCAGAAGAACTAACAACATCAACAACAAAGGTCAGTCCAGAGGTAGATGTAACGACTTCTTCGGCCACGAACGTACCAAGTTTTGGCGAGACATAGAACGTATAGGTGGGTGCACCTGCGCTGTACGTCTTCAATACTTGTTCAACAACACCAGAAGCACCTGAGCTACCACCTGTTATCTGAAAACCCTCAGCCGCGAACAATTCATCAGAGCCATTGTAACCAAGTGCGGTCAGTGTGGTCTTGATGGTCCATTTACCATCTGAAGCGCGGAGTATGTCAGTACCAGGGTAATAGAATTCTACGCTGTCATCATAGAGAATGCGGAACATAAGTTCAAAAGATTTTTCAGAACCCCTCGCACGATAGAAAGATGAAACATTCTTCAGTAGGTTAGGTGTGTTGGCTAAGTGCGACCGAGGTATGTTGGGTAGAAAGTCAGCCTCAAAGTATTCAAGATATGCATCAAGTGTATTGTCAACGTCGTGGTATGACAACAGGTTCTGGTTAGCGTCAATAGCATTACCCGTTTGCTCCATCCATTCATAATAGGCTTCCATAAAAGCCACGAACATAGGACCATCAGTGCGAATGAATTCGGGAAATTGCTGTTCAACCAGCGTTGATATCTTGTTTACAGTCGTCATGGTTACACGGTACGATCTTCAACAGAGGTTATGGTTGTGTCTTTGATATTGATAATTTGAGCAAGTGTCGGTGTTATGTCGTTGTCAGTAGGTGTGATAGAAATTTCCAGTATGCCTGAATTACCTACAGCCGTAGGGTTGAAAGCATCAAGAGATACAGCACCCGTATCATAATTGACAGTACCTGCAGCAGCCTCAAGAATGACCTTATCACCACCATCCCAGCGGTATATCTGAATAATACCAGAACCATCATCTTGTAGAAAAGAGGTGAAGCCAAGGTAAGTGAATGACGTAGACTGAATAACACCAGTATGAGCCGTATGAGGATCATGAGTTTCCGTATGTAGAATAGCGTTCTTAAACTGAATGGTGTATGAGGTAGCCACACTCACGGTTGGTGTTATCTCCATCATCATTTTCACACTAGACAGGTTACCACGAATAGAGTTATCCGTTGCATCAATGACGGTAGAGAAAGCAGAGAACCTGAACTTGTTACCGAAGTCATCCAAGGTATCTGTCTGATATGTCGCAATCGAAGCAGCCACTTCACTCTCAATGGTACCTGCGTTCTTTGTTGTCAAGTCTGGGTTCCACCTTATCTCGACAGTCGGGATAACATAGAGGAATTCAGCATCAACCACGATAGGGTCAATACTCATTACATTGCGAGTCTTCAGTGAGGCTACCAAGATTTCTTTACGGGTGTCTGAAATGATGGTACCTACCGAGGGATTTACTGCGAGATACACACGGCCGTAAATAGGTGGGTCATTATCTTCACCACCCCATACGTTGACCGAGGTGAAATCTGCGTTCTCTGCCATGATAACACGCTCGTAATCACCTTGAGTGACCACACGGTTCTGTCTCTCGTAGTACAGGGGTGCATTAAACTTAACAGCAGCCACAGTTTCTAACTCTCGACCACCGGCAGCCGATGTTGTTGTCGCAATCGTCACATCACTATAACCAGCAATGGCAGAGAGGTTAGTGAATGAGGAGGCTCCATTACCCTGTGTGGTGTTACAAACGTGGTAGTCAATGATGACCTGATTACCATCTGATAGAGATACGCCGAGGATATCGTCACCGAAGTAGATGCGGAATTGCTCGTCGTCTGTCTCCTCAAGGAAATAGACTGTTGACTCACCTGTAAGTTGGGTTATGTCGTCTGCAAGGGTGTATGTTGTGATTGTAGAAGAACCTGCAGATGGCTTGACTGTTATGCCAATACGAGTCGTATCGACATTTTTATTCGGTATGACATATTCAACAGGGCTACCTGTGTCAACGGTATATGTGTGGGTTAGTGGATAACCTTCAGCTATCGTCACTCCCGTTGCGACATAGGTGTTTGCACCACTCTTAGTTATCAACGTACCTGATGAGGTCGTGAAGGTCAGTGTTATGTCATCGACCACAGTGGTCATTTGTGTATTGACAGGAATGGAGATACTGTCAGGTGAATCAGTAGGTACGATGGTGATGGTTACTTCTGCAATAGCACCGGCGGCTGACGATGGTGTGTACCCTAATTCTTGCGCTCTTTCAATCACGTTGTTACGAAGTTGGGCCGACTTCAGGAACGACTCGTTGGCGACCATATTTGTATAATAAGCGTTGTAATGTGTATTGTAAGCCAGTATGTCCAGTAAGGTACTGATATTAGAACCATCAAAATCATAGTCAGCAAAATTCGATTGTGCCGCCATAAAGGTCTTCAATGACGCACGAATATTACCAAAATCCAGTTCGGTGACTTGTAGGGCTGAATTAGCTGT